TGGGCAACAAATGGAGTTACAGCGAGAAGAGGTTGAAAACAATCTTAAAAAAGAATGGGGCCAAGCTTATGACCAAAAGATTGCTGGAGCTGGTCAAGTAATAAATCAATTTGGCAGTCCAGAGATGCTGGAATGGCAGTTAGCAGATGGTACTAAGTTGGGGAATCACCCTGAATTTATTAAAGCATTTGCAAATATTGCGGATTTCAGGCAAAGTGTTACCAGCGAAGACACAATTACAAATGCAACCTCTAGTAGAGCGATGACACCAAAAGAAGCACAGGCAGAAATAGATTCTATTATGTCTTCTTCTGAATACACAGATAGAAAAAATGTTGTTGCAAGAACAAGGGCGATTGAAAGAGTGCAAGAATTATACGGCATGATTTATGGATAAAGAAACAATCCTAGATGCCAGAATAGAAGTTATGCGTATGGTGGTAGATAATTGTTCACCACGCGATATATTAGACCCAACACCTATAGCCGATAAGGTTTGGGATTGGGTTTATCAGGGTAGCGGTGAGTTATGTTCTTGCCGTCCAAAAGACAATCGGAAAGACGATAGCTTTACGACAGCTAAAAAGTCGAGAAGTGTCCGTAAGGGTAGCGCATCGCAAGAAGTATAAATGCAATAGTGTGACTAATAGGAGATTTAAATGTCTACACAAATAACTACCGCATTTGTACAACAGTATTCTGCTAACGTGCAGATGCTTTCACAGCAGATGGGTTCTCGTCTACGTGAAGCAGTGCGCATTGAGAATGTTGTTGGAAAAAATGCTTTTATAGACCAGATTGGCAAAGCGACAGCGCAGCTTCGTACAAGCCGTCATGGTGACACACCACAGATGGATACACCTCACGCGAGACGTAGGTTATCTTTAGCATCATACGAATATGCTGACCTAGTTGATGACCAGGACAAAGTACGTATGTTGATAGACCCAACATCATCTTACGCACAAGCCGCAGCAGCAGCTATGGGCCGTGCAATGGACGATGTTATCATCACTGCCGCAACCGCAGCAGCCGCAACAGGCGAAACTGGTTCTGGCACTGCAAGCTTAGACGCAACAGCTAACTCAGTTGGTTCTTCATCATCAAACGATGGCTTAACAATCGACAAGTTAATTGAGGCAAAACGTAAGCTTGACCTACAAGATGTTGACCCATCAATACCTCGTTACATCGCGGTTGGACCACAGCAAATCGATGATTTGTTAGGAACAACTCAGGTAACATCAAGTGACTTTAACACTGTTAAGGCTCTTGTACAGGGTGACATCGATACCTTTATGGGCTTTAAGTTCATCATGACAAACCGTCTAAGCGTATCTGCGACTGATGTTCGTACATGCTTTGCATGGGCCGAAGATGGAATGGCTCTAGGTATAGGTAAAGACATCTCTGCAAGAATTGATGAGCGTTCCGACAAAGGTTACGCAACTCAAGTCTATTACTGCATGGATATTGGCGCAACTCGTATGGAAGAGAACAAAGTTGTTCAAATCTTCTGTGACGAAACACCAGATTAAGATAGGAGATAGAAAATGACAACTAAAAATTCTGACTTAATCGCAAATCTTGAGGCTCTCCCTCAAGTTTCAAACAGCGCAAGTGAGCTAGGCGGTGTAATTCGCGTTGCTCAAGGTAACGTAGCTTTAGCTGCAACAGACACTAACGATACTGATATTGTTATGCTTGCACCTATCCCAACTCACGCAACCCTCACATCTATACGTGTTGGTTCAGATGGGTTAGGCGGTTCATGCACATTCAATGTTGGCTTCTACACCAATGACGGTACTGTTGTGGATGTGGACGCGTTAGCTACTTCGGTTGCTGATGGCGCTGCTGTAGCAGAACTTCGCTATGAAGTGCTAGACTTAAACACAACAGGTCAACAAGTTTGGGAATTAGCTGGTCAAAGCGAAGACCCAAGCGATGTTTACTATGTTGCTGCAACATTCAATGCAGAAGGCGCCTCCGCTGGAGACATGGCTTTTGTTATTGAATACGTTGTAAACTAATATGATTGGGGCGGTTCTACCGCCCCTTTCTGCTTCCAGTCTGGGGAAATGACTTGGAATATAACAACGATTTTAAATATGATTTGAAGGTAGGGCAGTTAGCTGAGAAGTGGTTAAGCGAATTGCTGTCTGGAAAAACAATAGAAGTTAAAAGAGATTTTAGAGCTTCGCAAACTGGTAAAGTGTTTGTGGAGTTTTTTTGTAGAGGTAAGCCATCTGGCGTAGACACAACAGAAGCAGACTATTGGGCATTTGTCATAGGCACTGGTTATGTGGTAATATTGCCTACAAAAGCCCTGAAAGAAATAGTTGAGATACACAAAGAAAAAGGCTGGGTTATGTCTGGCGGTGACAACAATGTTAGTCAGGGTGCGCTAGTAAAGGTTGAAAGGTTAGTTAAACATGCCATCGGTAGTTGATATATGTAATGAAGCTATGGATTTGCTCGGTGCAGCAACCATTACAGCGCTAACGGAAAACTCAAAAGAAGCTAGACTGTGTAACCGTAGGTTTGAAACTGTACGAGACCAAGTGCTAAGAGCGCATCCTTGGAACGCAGCTATCACAAGAAAAGCATTGGCGCAAGATAGCGCTGCTCCTGCATTTGGGTTTACTTATCAATACACCTTACCGACTAACCCTTACTGCCTAAGAGTTCTGTCTTTCTGGAACGCAAATGTAGACAACGAGATTGCCGCATATGACTCACAGAATATGTTTAAGGTAGAAGGCCGCAAAATATTAACAGACGAATCTACTTGCAAGATTATTTACATAGGCAGAGTAACAGACACAGAGCAGTATGATAGCTTGCTTTCTAGTACCATTGCTCACAAGTTAGCATCCGAAGTAGCGTATGCAATCACTGGTAGTAATTCTGTAGGGCAACAAATGTTCCAGTTGTACCAAACTAGATTAGCAGAGGCTCGTTCTATGGATGCTGCTGAAGGTGTGCCAGACAAAATCATTGCAGACTCATTTATAAACTCAAGGTTCTAAAATGGCGCGAGTATCATCCATTGTTACCAACTTCCAAGCTGGTGAGCTATCGCCTCGTCTTGAAGGTAGGATTGATTTACAGAAATACAGCGCTGGCGCTCAAACATTACAGAACATGCTTGTCTTTCCGCAAGGTGGTGTAACGAGAAGACCAGGCACACAATATGCTGGTTCATCCAAAGATGGCGGTAAAGTAAGATTAATCAACTTTGAGTTTAGCGATACGCAAGCTTATGTCCTTGAGTTTGGCGCTGGTTACATTCGGTTTTTTAAGGATGGAGAGATTTTAACAGAGGCCACAAAAACAATTACAGCAATCACAAAAGCAAACCCAGCAGTTGTTACTTCTAATGGTCATGGCTTTAATGATGGTGACAGAGTATTTATTGAATCTGTAGTTGGTATGGTTGAGCTAAACAAAAGAGAGTTTACTGTTGCTGGCAAAACAACTAATACATTTCAGTTAAGCGGTGTTGATAGCTCTGCATTCACAACCTACAGTTCTGCTGGAACTGCTGGTAAAATTGTTGAAGTAACTACAACATATGGTGTAGATAGTGTTACTGAAATATTTGAGATAAACCATGTGCAATCTGCTGACGTAGTTTTTTTAGCTCACAAAAACCATGAACCAGCAAAGTTAACGAGAACAACAGAAACATCATTCACGCTTGCAGATGTAGCTTTTATTGATGGGCCTTATCTTGATGAAAATATAACAACAACAACAATTACATCTAGCGCAAACACTGGTACTGTGACCTTAACAGCTTCTGCCGATTTATTTGTGTCTGGTCATGTAGGCGCACTATTTCAGTTTAGAGAACGTGTTGAGATAGGGCATGAGGCTTGGGCTGCCAGTACAGCCTATGCACAAAATGACTTAGTACATTTTGAAGGAAATTTGTATAAAAAAACAGATGCTGGAAGTGATACCTCTGGAACGCAACCGCCAGTACATTTAGAGGGAACAGAAACTTACGGCATTATTGATTGGCAGTATCAGCACAGTGGCACTGGATTTGTAAAAATAACAGCAGTAACAAACGCAACTACAGCAACGGCTGTTGTGCAGGAACATAATTTTTTAGTATTACCAGCAGTAGCAACGTCTGGAACAACACAGTGGTCTGAGGGTTCTTTTAGCACAAAGAATGGATTTCCTAGAGCTGTGGCTTTTTATGAAGAGCGCTTATACTTTGCTGGTACAACAGCACAGCCCCAAACAATATTTGGTTCGGTTACAGCAGACTTTGAAAACCATACGCCTGGCACAGAAGATGATGCAGCTATAAATGTTACGATTGCATCTGACCAAGTTAATGTTATCAAGCATATAGTTCCAGGACGTTTCTTACAGATTATGACTACCAGTGCAGAGTTTACCTTGTCTGGCGGTACAGGAACAACAGCCGTAACACCAACAAACGTAAACGTACTAAGAGAAACTACATTTGGCTCTGGTGATGTAAGACCGTTAAGAGCTGGCGCTAGTACGATTATGATTCAAAAAGGTGGCGAGAAAGTAAAAGAAGTTACCTTTAGCTTAGACACAGACGGCCTAGTAGGAAGAGACTTAACTGTATTAGGTGAGCATCTTGCTAGAGGCGGTCTAACCGACATGGTTTGGCAGCAAGAGCCAGAACTTGTTTTATGGTTTGTAAGAGGCGATGGTACATTAATAGGGCTTAGTTATGACCCAGCAAATAACACAATAGGGTGGCATCAACATCCTTTAGGCGGTAGCGGTGTTGTAGAGAGTATAACAGCTATACCAAGCGGCACAGAAGACCAAGTATATTTATCTGTTAAGAGAACAATAGATAGCTCTGTTGTTAGACATATTGTCTT